GTATAATTATTTCGGAGTGCAGTTTGTGAAAATAGCACTTCTTTTAAACAAAAACAAACAACGTTCAAATAACATTTAAACTATATTCAAATATGATTACAAACGACATAAAAAAACGAATTATCGAAGCTATTAAAGCTAATCGTGAAAATTATCCAAGTGACGCAAAACATGCAGCAGCATTAGGTATTAATACTGCAGTGTATAGCGCAGTGAAAAACGGACAAACCGACAAAGTTTTGAGTGATGCAAGTTGGATTGCTATTGCAAGAAGATTAGATGTTGAGTTGCGTTCAAAGATTGAGTGGAAAGCAGCTAAAACACCTACATATCTTTATATAATGGCACAGCTAGAGTTCTCACAGAACTCTTGTACAAGTGGCATCCTTTGCGACATTCCAAATATTGGAAAGACTTTTACAGCTCGCCTATACGCTTCAAGTCACAAGAATGCAGTGTATATTGATTGCTCGCAAGTAAAAACAAAGCTGAAACTAATTAGAAAAATAGCTAAAGAGTTTGGTGTGAATAGCAATGGACGATATAGTGATGTGTACGATGATCTTGTGTTTTACCTTCGCAGTATTGATCAGCCTTTGATTATTTTAGATGAAGCAGGCGACTTGCAATATGAAGCATTCTTAGAACTTAAAGCCTTGTGGAACGCAACTGAACGCTGTTGCGCCTGGTATATGATGGGTGCAGATGGTTTAAAAGAAAAGATAAACCGCTCTATTGAATGCAAGAAAGTAGGCTACACTGAAATGCTTTCACGCTATGGTGATAGATATTCCAAAGTGACACCAGACGATGGAAAAGAAAGAGAGAAGTTCTTGAGAGAGCAAGCACACATTGTAGCGAAGCTTAATGCACCAGAAGGAACAGATGTAAAAGCAATAGTTTTGAAGACACAAGGCGGTTTAAGGCGTGTTTATACAGAAATAGAAAAATTGAGAACTATCTAAAAGTAAGTGAGATGAAAATATTTGAGATGGAAATTGAAGCAGCCTTAAAAGGCATTCACGCTGAACTTGCAGAAATGAATAAAACAAAGCACATTGATTATGAGCAGCGCAAGTATGAAGTGATGCAAGATATTTTTACAAACACCATTGTAAGAATGGTAGTAAAAAAAGATGAGGTTGCAGATACATTTATAGAGAGAGCTTTGATATTCAGCGAAAAGGCTGCAGATAAGTTCATTGAACGCTTAAAAGCTGGAGGTGAAAAAAGATGAGAAAGCAAACCAGACTATACAGTTTAAACGATATATCACAGCGTAAATATAAGACTATAAATTGGGAAGGGCAATGGAAAGAGGCTTTTGGTTGTCCTGCTATTAACGAGACATGGTTTATTTCTGGAGCATCAGCACAAGGAAAAAGTTCTTTTGTTATGAGACTTGCAAAAAAGCTTTGCGAATATGGAAAAGTTCTTTATGTAAGCGCAGAAGAAGGGATAAGACAATCGTTTCAGCGAAGAACAAAGATGTTCAACATGGAAGAAGTGAAAGAGCAGTTCTTTGTGATTGTGAATCCTAATATCGAGGCTTTAAAAAGTCGACTAGCAAAACGCAAGAGTCCTCGATTTGTTATTATAGATAGCTTTCAGATGGCTAACTGGACCTATCAAGATGCAATGGAACTAATAGAAACATTTAATAAGAAAAGCTTTATTTTCATTTCGCAAGAATACAAAAGCCGTCCAATGGGAGCAGATGCAGTGCGTTTGAGATATGCTGCAGGTGTGAAGATTAGAGTATCTGGGTTTATGGCTCTTTGCTCTGGACGTGAAAAAGAAACTGCAGGCGGTGGCGGTTTTGTTGTTTGGGACGAAGGAGCAATTCGATATGGAAATAAAATCGCAGTTGAAAAGAAAAACGAAATAGATAATGAAATAAACAACAACGATGAGTAAAGTAAGTGAAATAATTAATTTAACGACACCTAGTTATCCTGGCAATTCTAATCCAATAAGCACTGCAGGTGTCGTACGATTGAACAAAGATTGCAAGACAGTTGCAAAAGAACAGGTGGTAAGTGAAAATCACTTCTGCAACAAATGCCAGGGTAATGGCTATTTTTGGTCGCACAACTCATACAATGAACCAGTGAAAGAGCCTTGCTCGATGTGTGGAGGAACTGGTGTGTTAGATGCCGTGGTGACAATTGAATGGAAACAACAAATAAATAATAAGTAGAGATGAAGAATATTTTAACGAACATCGCAAGCTGGTTTAGAACTACTTGCGAAAATGAGAAAAAGACAAGAAGAATTGAACTTGAGAATAGAGTTTGCAATGATGCAAAAGTAGCAATTCAAGTAACTGAATATAATGGTACTTTGTACGTTTGCCACAACGACTTGCCTTTGATTCCTGTTGAGAGTTTGAAAAATAGCGTGAATGACACTTTAACTGTTGCACGCCAGGTGTATGTAGACTATAAATTATCGCAATATGAAAGGTAAATTTTATTTTGAAACAAGATGTGGAAAGAAGCACCCAAAGTGGATTAAGTTGCTCGAGCAATATTTTCGCTTTATTACTTCTAAAAGCAATGAAAGTTTTACGTGGATTACACTTTGCGCAGAAATGAACGAGGAACTTCTTGCAATAAAAAAGCGAACAGTTCTGAACGAAAAAACCAATCTCACTGCAGAGATTTGCGAAGATGAAGATGAGTACTCAATTGCAATTAAAAGAAACCAAGTGACAATGGCTGTTATTCGATTTAGAGAGAATTAGAGAGAATGAAAAAGATAAATAATTACAAGTATTTCTATTTTCTTCTTCGCTACATCTACACAGATAAAGAAGAACAAGAAGAATATAAGCGAGCTCTTATTTCACGCATCACCGATGGAAGAACCACCAGCTTAAGAGAAATTGATGATCGGGAGTATTTCACTCTGATAAATCAACTTGAGGACATTGTAGGAATAAAGGATAAGATAAGAAAAGAGCGCAGCGCAACATTAAAGCTTTTGCAAAAAGAGTTCAACGTTGACACAACTAACTGGAATAAAGTCGATGCTATTTGTCTTTCTAAAAGAATTGCAGGAAAGCCCTTCAGGTTTTTAAATATAATGGAGCATGGAGCAGTGAGGCAAAAGTTATATAGCATTCTTTCAAAGGGTGGTTTTAAGGCTCGAAAGAAAGACATCTTGCAAGAACTTCAAATTGTGATCATCAGAGAGAATACAAATAAGAAAAGTAATATTAATAACCAAAACAAGTATAATTAAATGGAAAATAAATCAATTTTAGCAGGCTTGACTGCAGAGGAAAAGAAGCAACTACTAAAAGAGTTGCAGAATGAGGAGAAGCAGGAACGTGTAGGAAAGCGCAACGCTTACGAAGCATTAAGAAAAGAACTACTTCTACAAGTTGAATCAAAGCTATTAGCTGTTGCAACAGATGTAGCACTTTTTAAAGACTGGTTAAATAAAGAGTGCGAATCCTTTAAAGAGGTGATGAGCGAATACGGACAACTTCGCAAAAGTGAGCAGCGCAACTTTACACTTGTGAATGGTTCTTTCAAGTTAGAAGTGTCTTCGAATAGTGTAAAAGGCTTTGATGAACGTGCAAATATTGCAGCAGAAAGACTTGTGAAATACCTCGAGCAGTACGCAAAGAAGACCGACAAAGGCACTGCAGACCCAATGTATCAGCTTGCAATGACGCTTTTAGAACGTAACAAAGCTGGTGATTTGGACTACAAGTCAATATCAAAGCTATACGCACTGGAAGATAAGTTCGACAACGAATATGCAGAGATAATGACGTTGTTTAAGGAAAGTAACGTTGTTCAAAAAACAGCACTCAACTACTATTTCTTTCAGTTGAATGATAAGGGTGTTTGGACAAAGATAGAACCATCATTCTGTAGATTGTAG